ATCAGGCACTCCATGCCGGCGCCAGATTGTCGTCCTTTCGCAGCCGTCTTCTGGGACCAGAGAAAAGTAGTGAAATGAACGAACGTGAAACGCTTGGCAATTCCTTGAAGCAGCCAGATGTAGCCAGCGGCGAGGTAAACGAACTTCGCCAAGTCATAAAAGAAATTAACGAAGCACTGCAGGAGGTACACCGATATCTCGGCGATTTGGAGCAATGCTAAAAGCTCAACGCACCATTGCCGCCTTATTGCTATTCGCTTTGATAGCTCTAATCGTCCCGGTGTGGAGTATTTCTATATTGGGATACCCGGTGTTGCTTTGCGGGTGTTTTGTGGCCAGTTGTTGTTTGTTGCATGAGTGAGACGATGCCCAAGGATCAGATGACACGACAAGAGGCTATAGAAGCTGGATGGACACCAATCCAAACACCTGGCCCTAAAAATATGCCGGGCGTGGCTTTAATGTGGCGATCGCCATGCGGGAGGATCAATTTGTTTTGTCCGCCAACTTACGAATATCAAGAAAAATACCTGCGCGGTCAGGTGCTCGACGAACTAGTTGCGCAAGCGCAAGAGCTTGATATGGGTTACTGAAATGACCGACATCGACTCCATGTCTGCCCGCGCCCTATCTCGTTTGATTGAACGGGAACGAGGCTATCGGGTAGACGAGAAGACAATACGCACCCGCCGCCGTCACGGAAAGCGCGGACAGGACTTGCTAATCCCGACGAAAATGAAGGGCGGCAAGGTAGCGCATGAAAAACACAGGGCCAACAAGCGATTCAAGCGAGATTTGTGGAAGCTAATCGCATCCTGGAAATTACCCGAGGACACAACAATCCTTGAAGACATACGACATGAGAACTTGTTGAGGTTATTGGAGAGAGGGGTATGACGATGAAATATCGAAAGAAGCCGGTAATTGTAGAGGCGATCACGTTTGACGAACTTGTGGCACATGGGATTGCGGCGGGCGGCAATATCGTAAACGGAATGCCGTGGTCGTTCGCGTACCAAGGACAGCCAATCACGCACGAAGACGATGATTGCTACCTGATTCCCACGCTTGAAGGGACTATGAATTTCCAGCGTGGTGATATGTTGATAACCGGTGTCAATGGCGAGGTCTACCCCTGTAAGCGTGACATCTTCGACAAAACATACGAACTCGCGCGACCGGACCAACCATGACCAAAGACGAAAGAGAAACCGACAACCGCCGTCTCGCCCTTACCGAAGCTTGTCGATTCTGGCGAGAGCATCGTGGTTATTGTGCTGGCGAACACGAGGACGTGTTGAAGACGGCGCGGGAGTATTTCGAGTTTTTACAGGATAAGAAAGGGAGCGCGGAATGAACACGGTCCACACACGCGCCCACATGGAGGGCCAGCAGTTGTTTACAGAATTGACGAAAGCAAATGCCGCAATCGAGCGCCTGCAAGTGGAGGCCCGTGAGCGGACTGCGGCGTTCGAGTTAGTTGAGAAAATAAACGCCGGGCTGCAAGCGGAAATCGAGCACCTACGCAACGCCATCAAGGCATACATTGACGCCGAAGAAACTCTTGACAGCCAAGTCGCTTTCACGGAACTGGAGCGGGCGGTTGGCAACTAAAAAAAGCCAGCGCAGGTTGTGGAAAAAGGTGGAATCGCGTGTAGCCAAATACATCGGGGGAACGCGCGTACCCGTATCGGGAAGGGCAAGGGGTGATGCGCCGGATATTGAAACATTGGCAACTGAATCAAAGGTTTGCGATAATACTACTGTATGTTTTTGAGGTATAAAACTATGGCAGAGCACTGGTTTGACATCGTGGGTTTCGAGGGCTTCTACCAGATTTCAAATCTCGGAAGTGTCCGCGCTCCAGCAAAGAAGGACGCTATTGGGCGTAGGCGCAAGGCAAGGATTATGCGGCCACAGATCGGCACGACTGGCCGTGAGGTTATTGGCCTGAGAAAGAACAACCGTGGCCATCATCGCCCGATAGCCGACTTGGCGCGCGAGACTTTTGTTGGTCCTGCGAGGCGCCGCCGATACCGGAAGTTCTTCGTCCGCAATGGCAAGCATGTGAAGGCGCGGCTGTATTCAATCTGGGTCGGAATGAGGAATCGCTGCAACAACCCCAATCAACCCGGTTTTCATAATTGGGGCGGAAAGGGAGTGACGATTTGCCTAGAGTGGGGCTATGACCTATTCCGACAATGGGCGATCTCCAACGGTTACGGAAAGGACCTGTCAATAGACCGTATCGACGGCAACGGCAATTACGAGCCGGACAATTGCCGATGGGTGACTGAATCGGTTCAGGCTGCCAACAAGGTTGTTGATCCAATCGGAGAGAACAACCCTAGACGCAAACTGACCGAGGATGATGTTCGGACCATTCGCGCCAGCGACGCTACGCATACCGCACTGCACAAGGTGTACGGGGTCGCCATCACCACGATAGCGAATATCCGCAATGGTAAATCGTGGATCCACGTTCAGTGAGCGACAAGGTGTGGAAGGCTTGCGAAAGAAGGGTGGCGAAGTACATTGGCGGGGAGAGGGTGCCGGTATCAGGGCGAGCGAGGGGCGACAAGCCAGACATTGACCATAATTTCCTGTCCATCGAAGTGAAGTACCGCGCCAAGTTCCCTTTTTGGCTTCACGATGCCATGGCCCAAGCCGAAGCGTCTGCCATGCCTCGACAAATGCCTTGTGTGATCCTGTGTGAGAAAGGCCAAGAGACGGGAGAGACGTTTATCTGCTTTCGGCTGCGGGATGCGCGTGATCACTGGCTCTGATGTTGAAAACCTGGTTGCCCTGTGGGGCACATGGGCTCGCCGTACTACTGACCGTCTTGGATACCCGAACACGTCCAGCATTTCCAATATGGTTGAGCAGGTGAAGGTTTTTTCCAAGCGAGGTGATGGCCGGAAGGTACTCACGGCGAGGGGTAAGCAAACCCGTGTCATGACAGCGCCGAAGATTGGGTATGTAGACCCCCAAATCATGGCGGTAGATCGTATTGTTGCCGACCTGCCGGGCCAGCTAAAGAAGCTCGTTTATCGACGGTATGTGTTCCAGCAACCAGACCGGATCGCCGCTATCCAGCTCCGTATCCCCAAGGACACCTATACAGAGCGGGCGAACGCCGCCATACAATATGTTGGGGAGAGACTTGAACTTTCCACAAGATATGGTAGTCTTACTCTTGCCCCGGCCCTTCCGGGAGATTTCGCGTACGCGACCCGCAGGAAGCGTGCACCCTGAATTTGGCGGTTTCTTAGCCGCTTGGGGTCCGAAACCATTGCGGTCTCGGCCAACGCCCTTCACGGGGCCTTTACACAAAACCTGTCTTTAATCAGCCGCACCAGTCCAGACAGTACCGAAGGTAAGGACGCGGCATTTCACGGAGATTCCATGAAACGGCTACTACTGTTGCTGTTGTGTGTTCCTGCGTTTGCGGCTGGGCCGTTTAGCGTCAACGCCAACGTTACCGCACCGACTACGGGCGGTGTCGTGGACAGTTATGTCCTGTTCCTCGATGGTGCTGAGGCGGGCGAGGTGGTCGAAGGCGAAAACGTCCTGACCGACATCCTGACCGAAAACAAGGTCTACGTCTTCGAGGTCGCGGCCGTCAACGAGTTTGGTTCGACCATGAGCAAGCCGGTTGAATTCGACGCCAGAGCACCCGGTCAAGCGACGTTCACCATCACGGTGTTCACCACTACGCCGTAGTGCGCACTCTAGCGTTATGGCTGCTGTGCCTTTCGAGTGCACACGCCTATGAAGTCAACCTGACGTGGACTCCACCGACACAAAACAGTGACGGCACGCCCCTTACAGACCTTGCCGGCTACAGGATATTTCACGGCTGTACCGAGAGCGGCGAGTACGACACCACAACGGAAATAGGTGTAGTTACTTCCCATGCGGTAACGGACCTTGAAGGGACATGTTATTTCACCGCGACTGCATTCAATGCTCAAGGGATAGAAAGTGACTTCTCGAATGAGGCCGTTGTCGGTGAAGCGCCGGGTGTGCCGGTCGTCCGGATTGAGTGGCGAGGTGAGTTGATGGCTGTCGCTCACGTTCAAACAAAAGGCACTGATTTCGAGGCGACCCCCGAGGTTGTACTCGATGCCGGCCCAACGGAAGGCAATCTCTTACTGGCTTATTCCCATCACCGTTCCGGTGCGGCGGATGCGAGTATCAGCGGCACGGGCTGGACGAAGGTATTAGAGCGGGATATTGAGGTTGCCGACGCGACTTTTCGCCGCGCTCTTGCCGTGTTTGCCAAGTTCGCCGGAGCTGCCGAAACTGGCACGATCAGTATTTCGTGGAGTGGCGGGCCGTCTTCGCAGATGCAGGTGCGTGAGTTTTCGGGTGTCGAGGGCGAAGATATCGTCTCTGCCTCGAACGACAACGGCGCTACTGATGACGAGACTTCAGTCGGCACCGGCACCACGGCCGCGATAGACGACAATGTACTGAACGTCGCCTTTTTCGGTATCAAGCGCGACGGCGTGAATCCGAGAACGGCGCTGGGATTTAATTTCGGCGTCGGCTGGGATACGGCTGCTGTCAATGATGACGGTGCCCAACACTCAATGGTTTTGGCATCGTCCTGGATCGATGTTGCCGATGCGGGCGGGTCTGGACAGACCACGACGGTCTCATTCACGGCCGATCAATTTGACAATAACAACGGCCTGCACGCCGCGATTGTGTCGATACCTGTAGCGGCGGCGGGAGGCGGCAACGATATCGCGGCGACCGGTGCACAGTCCTTCGGGTCGAGTGCCGATCTCAATGCCACCGGCACACTTGCTGCCACCGGCGCAATGGCGTTTGCCGACAGCGCCGATCTGAATGCCGTTGGAGAACTTGCCGCCACTGGGTCCATGGCGTGGACCTCTTCGGCTGATCTGGACGCAACGGGAACGCTGGCCGCAACCGGGGCATTGGCGTTTACGGAGTCGGCAAGTCTCAATGCAACCGGCACTTTGGACGCCACCGGGGCCATAACCTGGACTTCATCGGCAGACCTGACCTCGGGTGTCGATAACGAACTGTCGGCGGTAGGGGCGCTGTCATTCGGGTCCTCGGCCGATCTGTCTGCTGTCGGCGAACTGGCAGCAACGGGCGCATTGTCTTTCGGGTCGAGTGCAGACCTTGACGCATTGGGGACATTGCAGGCAACTGGCGCGCTCGCTTTTGTTTCCAGCGCTGATCTGACAGGACTGTTGGCCAATGACCTGGCCGCAACCGGTGCCATTGCTTTCACGGGCACAGCAGACCTTGACGCCATAGGCGTGTTAGCTGGAACCGGGGCGGTTTCATGGGGATCGTCTGCGAATCTTACCGATGCCAATGCCGTAGTGCCGTATGAAAACACAATTACCGTAATGGCTTCTGACGGTCGAAGCATTGGCGTATCTGGCATAACCATTCATATCGGACCGGCGAATTAGGAGCTATTAATGTCTGCAACTGACGGATTTGAAACCGATCTTCTGACACTGCTGTTCAACAATACCGGCATCGCCAACATCGGCGACGCCACTGGCTTGCCGGCATCGGCAGCAGCAGGTAGCACTCAGCTTGCACTGGCGACGGTCGCCTATATTGACGGCGACACGTTGCTGACTGCTGACGAGGTGGCCTACACCGGCTACGCCAGACCGACACAGGCCAGAAGCTCGGCCGGTTGGACGGTATCCGGCGATACGGTGGACAACGCCGCACTGATCCAGTTCGGAGAGATGACTGGTGGCGGTCCGGATACCGTCGTGCATGTTGGTCTGGGATTTATCGCCACGGGCGACGTGTTGCGGCTGCATGCTGATCTGAATGATGATCTGGTAATCAACAACGGAGTCAATCCGCAATACGCTATTGGTGCTATGGACTGGACATTGGACTGATGCAAAGCAAAGAGATCGGCGAGAAAGTTCTCAGGCAGACGCAATACGGAGTGCGCGTCGAAGGCACTGTTGTGGTAATGACTATCGGCAAAAAGAACGTCCGTATGGACTACGAGACCGCACTGAAGCTCAGCGCCTTTCTGCGTCATGGTGGACGCATGGCCAAGCGAATATCGGGTGACCAAAGTCGCAAATGGACGGTATTTTCCGACTTGACAGATGCGAACCTGGACGAACTAGAGGCACAGCGTAGTCGCGACGGTACTGCCGTGTTCAATCGGCACTGACAAATGACGATCATTCGCAAAGACGAAGACGACAAGGTAGTCGTCACAATCGATTGGAGCGGATGGCTGGGCTCGTCAACGATAGCGTCAGTCGCTTGGGATGAACCAAGCAACAACCTCACGATAAGCAACGAATCCGAGACAACGACAGCAACAACCGCTTATCTGAGTGGTGGCACGAATGGCCGTGATTATTGGGTGCAAGTAGCGATTACCACAGCAGATGCGGTAGCAAGGATTGAATCACGCTGGATCGAGGTCCGGGTGATGAGAAAGCAGTATGGCTGATACTACAGAGCGAAAACAGAAAGACCACCTATTCAAACCCGGTCAGAGCGGTAACCCGAATGGAAGGCCCAAGGGAAGTAGAAACAAGCTGTCCCAGAAGTTCATCCACACGCTTTACAAGGACTTCAAAGAGCATGGCCTTGAGGTTGTGAGGCGCTTGCGGGACGAACAGCCAGACGCTTATGCAAGGGTCATTGCATCGCTTGTGCCGAAACAGATTGAGGCCGAGGTCGATCACACACACCGTCACATGGTTATCAATGCGAGCCCGGAGCAGACGACTGAGGAATGGACGAAAAGCCACAAGTTATCTGGCAGCCTCAGCCTGGACCACAAGCCGCATTAGTTACATGTCCCGTTGCCGAAATCTTCTACGGCGGTGCTCGTGGAGGCGGCAAGACGGATGGGATGATCGGCAAGAATGCCATCAAGGCTGACCGCTACGGTAAATCACAAAAGGGCATATTCTTTCGGCGTGAACTGCCTCAATTAGAGGCAGCAATAGAGCGCACGAAGGAAATCTATCTACCGATAGGATGGGATTGGGGAGAGCAGAAAAAGACATTCACAGCGCCCAATGGGGCAACGCTCAAGTTCAGGCCCCTGGAAAGGGATTCGGATGCCGAGAAGTATCAGGGCCATAATTACACGGACCTGTATTTTGAGGAACTGACTAACTATCCCGATCCCAAGCCGGTAAATAAGCTCAGGGCCACACTGAGAAGTGGTGCGGGTGTTCCCTGTCAGTTCCACGGCACGGGCAATCCCGGAGGTCCAGGACACCATTGGGTCAAGGCCCGATACATCGATCCTGCACCACACGGCAATGTGGTGTTGCTTGAGACGGTAGACGGCGAGTTAACAGAACGGGTATTCATCCCGGCCAAGGTTGCCGACAACCCGATGTTGCTGGACAACGATCCTGGTTATATCACAAGGCTCAAGCAATCCGGTTCTGCAGAACTCGTCAGAGCATGGCTTGAGGGCGACTGGAACGCTGTCGAGGGCGCGTTCTTTGACTGCTGGTCCCAAGAGCTTGTTATTGACCCGTTCGAGATACCTGAGCACTGGCTAAGGTTTCGGTCTTTTGATTGGGGCTTTGCCAGTCCGTTCTCTGCTGGATGGTGGGCTGTTGTTACAGACGACTATATCCACAAGGGTAAGCGACTTCCAAGGGGCGCATTGGTTCGGTATCGGGAATGGTACGGGGCATCGTCTCCTAATGTCGGATTACGACTCACAGTTGAAAAGATAGCGCAGGGCATCAAGGAACGAGAGTCCGAATCCATCGCGTATTCCACGGCAGACCCGTCCATGTTCTCAGAGGATGGCGGGCCTAGCCTTGCCGAGCGCATGGCGCTTCCGAAGGAAGGCAAATTTTCTGGCATGTATTGGTCGAAGGCCGACAACAAACGAGTGCCTCGGCACGGCGCTGTTGGCGGCTGGGATCAGATGCGGGACCGTATGGTTGGCGATGAGCGGCCAATGATTTATTGCTTTTCCACTTGTGCCGACTCGATACGAACCATCCCGTCATTACCACATGATCCTAGCAAGGCCGAAGACCTGGATACCAATGCCGAAGACCACGCAGCAGATGAGTGGCGTTATGCCTGCATGTCACGTCCCTGGATACGTGCTGTTCCCAAAGAGCCGGTAGTCGAGACAGATGCTTGGGGACGACCGAAGACCGTCGAGAGCTGGAAAACGAATTAATGGCTGATATTGAAAAACTGGTCCGAGACTTCGAGAACTTCCTTGACGTTACTCAAGAGGCACGTATCGATGCCGAACGGGATCAGGACTATGTAGACCACAAGCAGTGGACTGAGGAAGAAGCGGCAGAGCTTAACAAAAGGCATCAAGCACCCGTTGTTATCAACCGCGTCAAGAATAAGGTCAATCTGCTCACAGGTATACAGAGACAGCGGAGAACTGATCCGAAGGCATTACCGCGCACACCGAAACACGAACAGGGGGCTGATGCCGTCACGGATGCTTTACGGTATGTCGCAGATAATGTGGACTTCTCACAAACTTCCAGTGAAGTATTCGACAACGAGTTGATTTGTTACGGCGCCGCCATAGTCGAGGTCGAGGACAACAACGGCAAGCCGGAAATACAGGTCAGGGGAATCCCGTGGGATCGGTATTATTTCGATCCTCACTCACGTAAGCGTGACTTTTCGGACAAGAAATTTGACGGCATCGTGGTGTGGATGGATGAGGACGATGTAAAGACTACCTTCAAGGTCGAGCAGGATGTTATCGATCAATTGATGTCCAACACCACGGATACGGTGGATGGTTCTACTTTCGACGACAAGCCGAAGTGGATTGACAGGACTCGGAAAAGGATAAGGGTATGCCAGCACTACTACCTGGAAGGTGGAGTCTGGTATGTCGCCTACTTCACGAATCACCATTTCTTTATCGAGCCGAAGGAATCAAATTACCTGGATGAGTTTGGTAAACCTCAATGTCCTATCGAGTCTCAGAGCGTCTATGTAGACCGCGACAACAACAGGTACGGTGAGGTTCGTTCGTATATCTGGATACAGGACGAAATCAACCACAGACGTTCCAAGCTCCTACATCTGTTGTCAGTCCGTCAAACGATGGGCGAGAAAGGGGCTGTTGATGACGTAGCCCAGATGAAGCGGGAAATGGCGAAGGCCGACGGCCATGTCGAAGTCAATCCGGGTAAGAACTTTGAACAACTCGATACTAACGACATGTCCACCGGACAGCTGTTGCTCTATCAGGAATCAAAGGCCGAAATCGACTCTGTAGGCGCTAATGCGGCACTCTCGGGTAATACCGAAGAAGCCGTGTCAGGACGGGCATTACAAGCACTGCAACAGGGCGGAATCGCTGAATTAGGAGCCTTGTTTGACGGACACAAGTCATGGGAACGTCGTATCTATCGTCAGATTTGGAATCGCATCAAGCAATTTTGGGACGCTGAGAAGTGGATTCGAGTAACTGACGACGAAGACAACTTGAAATGGGTTGGGCTGAATCAACCCGTTACTAAGGGTCAGATGCTTCAGGAATTGGCGCAACAGGGTAATCAACAGGCCCAAGCCGCGTTACAGCAGTTCATTGACGACCCGAGATTGAATGAGATCGCAATGACTAAGAACAACGTGGTCGAGATAGATGTCGATATCGTGCTGTCCGAGTCTCCCGATTATGCCGTGTTAAGACAGGAACAGTTCGAGACTTTGGCAAGACTTGCCCAAGCCTACGGACCGGAAGCGGTGCCGTTCGAGGTCATGCTCGATCTGTCCGACATGACGCACAAGGATCAGGTCAAGCAGAAGTTGCAGGGTGATGTAGACCCGCAACAGCAGGCCGCACAAGCCGAACTGGCATCCATGATGGCCGAGACGGAAATGGAATCGGCTCAACTCGACAATCAGAAGAAGCGGGCTGAGATTGGCAAGGATGTAGCCGACATTGAACAGAAACAAGTCGAGACTGAAAAGCTATTGAATGAGCCGATTCAGTCAGTGAACGTGCACACTTGAGGGATATGAGATGGATGAAAAGGTAATAATTGTTCTTCCGCCCTGCGTTGAGGAATTGTGCCCCGAGTTTGTTTCAGAGCTTCGCCAGAACGGGGGTGTGCACTTAGTTATCACAGATGAGATAACTGAATAGATAACACAACAATTACCCAAAGAGCCCGCTTAGTGCGGGTTTTTTAATGGCCGCCGCATTCACGGGCGAATCCGACGACGGGAACCGGTCGATGGTGGACGCCGCACATAACGGGCGCACGGAGGAAGTCATGCCAGAGGTTGAACAAGAAATTGAACAGCCAGATGAGTCTTTGGATTCGCTGTTGAGCGAAGAGGGCGCAGAAGTAGTCGAGGAAACCCCGGAGAAACCGGAAGCCGAAACTACTGAAGAAACCGAGGAAACACCGGAAGGTGAGGAAACGGAGGAATCGCCGCCAGATTCCGACAAAGACAAACGTGACATTCCCATACAAGCGTTATTGGACGAACGCGAAAAGCGACAGGCCGCACAGAAACGGGCTGACGACTTGGAAAAGCAGATTGCTGAACTGAGTAAGAAGCCAGACGACAAGCGACCTGATGTCTTCGAGGATCAGGACAAATACAACGCATCAATTGACGAATCGATTAAGCACGAAAGCCTGAAAGTACGCATGGAAATCAGCCGGGACTTCATGTCCATGCTGAAAGACGACTATGCCGAACGTGAGGCGGAATTTCTGGAGTTAGCGCAAGACGATGCCGGCTTGGCAACGAGACTCAAGGAACATCCGAATCCCGCACGCTTTGCATATGAGACTGCGGTCAAGGCCAACAAGCTGAAAGAGATGGGTGATGTTGACGAGTGGCGGGAAAAGGAAAAGGCCCGTATTCGTGAGGAAGTCCTGAAAGAACTGGAAGCCATTGAGGCGGAAGGTGCCGAGAAAGACAAGCAGAAGCGTGACTCGATAACACCATCATTGGCTAAGGGCCGATCTGCGGCGGGTACAAGTGAATCCACCGAAGACGAGGCCCTTGAAGATATTCTGAAAGGATAAACGATGGCTAATACTACAGTCACCGCCAACCTTCAGGTAATCAAGTTCCGACGCGATTTCTTTCGCGAGTACATCAGGATCAACCGCCTTTCCCCTTATACGGGAACGGGTGTTGACAATCCCATTGTCATTAAGCAGGACCGGGGGCCGACTATTCGGCATCCCCTGGTCGCTCGCTTGAAGGGTTCCGGTGTGTCGGGCACGAATACCTTGAGAGGTAATGGTGAAGCGATAGGAAATTTCAGTTGGGACACGGCTCCGACGTATTACAGAAATGCGGTCGAATTTACCAAGGAAGACTTGGAACAGACCAATATTGACTTGATGCGTGCGGCCCGTCCCCTTCTGTTGGATTGGTCCATGTCGGCGACTAAAACTCGCCAGATTCAGGCATTGGGCTCAATCTACAACGGGACCACCTACTCCAATTACGTGGATGCTACGGAAGGTGCTAAAGACACCTGGCAGACCAACAATGCAGACCGCGTGATTTACGGAGACAGCATCTCTCTTACAGATGATGACTCCGCAGAGTTGGGTGGAATCGATTCAACCAATGACACGTTCGTACGGGGTCGTCTCGATGACATGAGACGGCTGGCAGAAGATGCCGATCCACATATTCGTCCGATCAGGACGGATCAGGACTCGGAAGTCTATGTCGCGTTTGCGGGCTCGCAGGCGTTTCGTGATCTGAAAGCCGATCTTGAAACGTTGAACAGCAACGCGGACGCACGTGGAATGAAGATTACCAAGAACGGCAACGTACTTGCCCGAGACGGTGATCTGTTCTGGAACGGAATGATCGTTCGTAAGGTGCCGGAAATCACGGCGGTGTTCTCTGCGACTGGCAAGCCTCTGGCTGAAGCTGGCGGGAGTTCTATCGCGGTTGAACCGGTGTTTCTGTGTGGCGCACAAGCGCTTGTCTGGGGTCTGGGCCAGCGTCCAATGATCGAAGTCGATCGGACGTATGACTACGGCTTCCAGCCGGGCGTTGCTGTCGAGTTGAAGGAAGATATCCGAAAGGCTTTCTTCAACGACGTGCAGCATGGTGTTGTCACTGGCTACTTTTCTGGCGATGCCTAAAGGAGGTGAGTCATGGCTAATGTAAATTCTGTGCAGCATGCCGCATCCGTCTCCCCAAGTGGGGCCGGAGCCGGTGGAGATGTCAAAGTCGCATGGGGAACGATTGAGATCGGAACTGCACTCGCTGATAACGATACCATTACGTTCTTCAAGCTTCCGGCAGGGGCTACGGTCCTTACCGGATGGCTGATCGGCGATGACATCGATACCGGAACAGAGGAACTTGAGATTGATGTCGGCGATTCTGACGACACCTCTCGATTCCTCAATTCAGGTGTTCTCACTGGCGATGCAATCACGGGGACCAAGCCGGAGGTTGGCATTCTTGTTCAGCTTTTCGGCGATTTGAAGGATGGTCCTCACACGTACACGTCTGATACAGACATTATCGGGACGGTCGTTGCTGATGACGCTGCTGGCGGCACTGGCACACTGAGCCTGGTGATTCTGTACACGTACAACGACGTTCGTGTGAGTCCGCCTGAGAAGCCTGTGTAAGTAACTTGGGAGGGCTTCGGCCCTCCCTTTTCTTATGCAAGTCGTACTCGCGACAGTAAGGAATTCGGG